CTTTTTGTTGCTCACCCGTAAGTTTGCTTCCAGCTTTGATTTCGTTATAGTATTTAGACTTTTGCCCGTCTAGGTGGCTTTTAGCGTTGGCAACTTGCTCTTTTAACGCTAATTTTTTTCTTCTTATATCTCTATCTTCGTCTATATCTTCGTCGAAAGAGAATTGATCTTCCATAAGGAAGTTAATTTCTTCGCTGTTTAAATGAGGTTTTGTTTGCTTATAGTACTCGTTCAATAAATCTTGATCATCTAACTCATTGTAATTTTTATTAAGCTTAACATAATCATTTAAATCTCCACCAGTCTCTTCCATAAAGTCCATTAACTTTTGAATATTTTTTGGTAAAGGCTCACCGGTTTCCATTGATTCTTTAATAGCTTCACTTGCTTCTTCAGCAATTTCTTCTACTTCAACAGTTTCTTCTTCAGTAACTTCTTCTAATACTGGAGCTTCTTGTGTTTCGGCTTCCGGTTGTACTTCTTTTTGTTCTTGTGTGGGCTCGGCATCCTTAGACTCTGTAACCACTCCGCTGTTGTCAGCGTTATCTTTTTTAGTTTCATTTTCTTTTGGTGTTGGAGGTTTACTTAAATCTACTTTTACTACGCTGTCATCACCTGCAGATTCAAATTTACTTTCATCAACTTTTGCCACGTTTTCGTCACCTGGATCTTGTTGATTTACTTCTTGTGTAGTTTTTTCTACTACTTCTAATACTTCTTCTTTTTTCTTTTTTGCCATAATATAATATAATAATAGTTAATAAATTTTACGTTGGATCAAATGCTCCTAAATCAAATCCACCACCTAGTATATCATTACCTGCAGACTCAAAGTTTTTAGGTGGTTTTTGATTATTTCTTTGATCTATAAGTTCCGATTGTTGTGACGCTTGTATTCTAGTTCTTTCGTCCTTACGATCTTCTTTTTCTTTTTCTTTGCCTTGTTGTTGACTTGTGTCTACTCCCTTTAGTTGCATGTTATACTCAAACTCTGTAGCCATTAAATCTTTTTTCAACTGTACTTCCTGCATCATTCTTTGAGATTCTATTTGTGCTTTAACTTGTTCTAGTTGAACTTGACTTTGAGTTATAGCTTGATTTTTTTGAACCTCCGCTTGAGCAGCTGCTTGTGCTGATTGTTGGTTAAGTTGTGCTTGTTGCTGCATGTTTTGTTGTTGAAGAGCTTGATCTTTGTCTAGCTTTCTTTTTCTACGTATTTTAAGAAGTTGGTTTGCAAGCTTAACATTTTTAATCTCTCTAATATCTATTGCATCAGCAAGCTCAATTACTTGTTGTTGAATAGCCATTTGAATATTGTTTTCTAGTAGCATTTTTTCTTCTTCATCTGGCTGTAAGTCGATAAAAATACCAAAATCGTATAAGTGTAGTTGAGTTAACTCTTCTAACACAGCTGCATTATGTACGCCTATCGCTTGTATAAAAGCATCTTTAGTTGGAGAATACTCTATAATATCTGATACTCTAAGAGATAAACACTCAGCCACTTCTTTTGTTAAAAATAAACCTGATTGTAATATGTGTCTTGTTGCCGTATTAGAGTTTGCGGCTGCCATTTTTTGAACACCTACTAAAGCATTTTTATCAGGCATACTACCGTCTCTAGCTTCGTTAAGTCCAGTCACATCTCTTATCATTTGCAAGTAGTAATTGTAATTACCAATAAGAGCTTGCATTTTATTTCCACCAGAACCAGATGTTATTTCTTGAATAGGTATTTTGCCAGGATTCATATCACCTTCACTTGTGAACGATCTACCTATAACACTACCAGTTTGAAAAAACATGTTTAAAGCTTCTTGTGGGTTGTAGTTTGTCCCATTACCTAAATCAACTTCAGCTAAACCATCAGCATCTAAATAAACACCATCTGGAACCATTCTGGATAATACTTGTTGTAGTTTTAAATGTGTTAACTGTATCATATCAGCAAACCCAGTAATCTTTTTTACTAAAGAATCAATCCTGCCATCATACATTCTTGGCGCCACAATAGCGTAATTCATTTTAACTTTAGTAAAATTACTTTTAGGTCGCATCATGTTTTTTGACATTTCCCATTTAAGCAGCTTATCGCTTCCAAGAATTAAAGCACCCTCATAAAGACACTCTATAGACCTTAACATTCTACCATATCCACCCTCCATATTTCCTGGTGGGTTATATGAATCATCTTTAGATATAATTTTATCAGCGCCTGTAGCTGTTTCTTTTACTTTATAAACCTCATTCATATAAGTTTTATAATTAAAATATAAAACTTGAATAGTATTGTTATCTTCTTTATCGTAAGTATGTCTTGAGTTGTAGTTAGATCTAGTGTTAGATTTATTTTTCATGATATCATCAAGATCAGACTCTGATAAATGTGGAAATTGTTTTGCTAACTCGTTAACTGGAATTGTTTTTACTTCGCCAACATAATATATATCGTCAAAATAAGGAGACTCAGTGTAAGAATATACTAAGTTTGCTGGATCTACATAATCAATAACAACACCTTCAGAAGTGTTAAAAGATGTTTTTACAGCTCCAATACCTAAAACTGTTAAATCATAATAAAACTGTTTTTTTATTAACTCGTATTTATTACCTTCTAACAAAGTATTTAATGCCTGCTCTTCGGCTACTTCAATAGACTGCTTGTAAGTTAACTGCATGTGAAGCTCTAATTCTTCTTGAGATTCTGGAAGTTCAGCTATTTGACTTTTTCTAACGTTTAAATTTAACTGCTCTTTTACTGCTTGGTTAAAATCTTTTAACCTCATATCTTTTAGGATATTTTCCATATAAGCAGTTCTTTTAGAAACACCGTAAGGATCTTGTGAATAAGCTTTTATGTCATAGGTTCTTTCTGCTATACCATTAACAACAATATCTACAAACTTAGAAATAATAGGCACTGGTTTCCAGTCTAAATTTAAATAGGACAAATCACCGTTTATAGACAACTCATCCTTATATTTTTGTATAGACTGTTCGCCTCTAGCGTACAACCTTAAGTTATGAAAATCATTGTGATTAGATCTATATCTACCACTATCTCTATCGCTATTAAACCATTCTTGTTCTATAGCTTTACCTACTTTTAAACCATAATCATAGCTTAACTTTTCAGCATCGCTAACTGTTTGACTTGGAAAATAATTTTTAATGCCAGACTCTGCCATATTTATTCCTTAATTATTCTTGAATTAGTTCCAGTATTACTATACCTGGAAACGTTTATATTTAGTTTAGGTTTTTCAACCTTAGCATTTGGCGCATACAAATGTCTGTTGTTAGCCATAACAGCTAATCCAGAGCTTATAGTTGCATCAAACTTTGTTCTTTTAGTTATATCAAATCTACTCCAATCGTTCAACAAATCATTAAAGTATAAGTCACCAAAAGTTCCATCTTGTTTCATGCCCACATGATCTTGTATATACATCTCTATAGCTGCCGCATGAGCTTGTTTTATATCCTCGCTTGAATTTGGTATACCACCTACTTCTTTTTCAGCTACAGATAATTTGTTCCATATTTTGTCAGGTCTATTCATACTAAAACCTCTATATCCTCTTCGCCTTAAATAATACAAAAGACGTGGTTTATTGTTCTCTGCGAGTATAGGCATCCCGTAAAATACTAATGCCATTAGAACGTCTTCAAAAAACATTTCAGCAGTTGGTGGTCTTGATAAGTATTCTAAAAAGAAACTGTTTGCTGGAGCATCTTCCATGCTAAATCTAGTTAAGCCATGTAAAGCTCCTTTGGAACCTTGACCATCTACTGTTCCTGATATATCGTAGCTGTCACAACCAAAAGCGCCCATATGTTCGTTGCCTGGGTATTTAATACCGTTTTTAAGTATAACTCTATTTTGTAACTGTTGAGGTGGAACCCAACTAACTTTAAATCTACCTTTTGGATCTGGATAAAATATTACTTGCGAATCTTTTATACCGTTAACCCATTGAAAATTACCTTGAGTAATACCTAATGTTCTAGACATTTCTTCGTTATAATCTATTTGCTCGTATATTTTAACTAAGTTAAATATACTATTTTTAGTCTCATCTCTAAACGCGTGTTCTGTAGTTCTTGGAAACTGACGGTAAAACTCATTTAAAGCATCTTGATCATCTTTTAAACCATCTACCTCGTTTTGCCAGTTATCTATTACACCTACA